CTTAGTTTCTGGAATCCAGACGCTGATGGACTGGCGGCGTTCTCATATACAAACGCTGCTTACGGGTTCCACATTTCACGCGCTTCTTTTGGGGTAGTAACGAACAACCGCTCGTGTGATCAGACAGAGATTGGCATTCGTAGCAATGTATGGAAGCGTCTGAACAACTGGGCAAACGTAAACTCTGAACCCGATCCAGAGGTGATCGAAGATTATGAAGATTCTGATAGCGACACCCTCCAACTTGGCACTGTTAATCGCTATATCAACCGCTGGAGCTTCTTCAAGCTTTACTACCGTCCAGTGCAGGCCCCATTTGAAACCCCCTGGAGTGAAATAAGTTTTGGGACGTTCTTTGGAGTAAGCGGAAATACTCCAACTGATCTTTACAACTTCATCAGGATTTCTCACCCTCACGGCCAGTATGAGTTTCGCTTTGCGCCTGTTCCCGGTGCAGAAGCACTCGATTCTTTAGGGAGTGAATTTATACAATTAGATGGTGTATATAGAGGAATGAATCCTGAGCTAGCCAGGGATGGCATTTATCTCTGTTATTCGGGGCGAAGGATTGCGCTCACTGACAAGGCAATACAGAACCGAGACTTTGCAAAGTATGGCCGTAACCCACAGCTTGGAAAAGTTGTAGATGTAACTCCAAAGACGGTTGGCGTGTTGCCTGCTGACGCTGTGTGGGAGCTAGTGCAAACTTCCATTGATTACGACGCCGCAACGCGAATCTTTCAGTACGCCGTTGTTATTGACACACGAAATCAATCTATTGTGAAGGCTTTTTGGGATGGTATTGAGGTTGCTGTGGGTGGAGAGTATCAAAAGGGGGCGTACTACGCCACGATCCTCGCAGCAGTAACCAATGACGACTGGGTGCAGAATGATGGTGACTATCTAAACCTATCGGGTGGTTATTACTACGAGGTTGATGCAGCGGGAACATTCATTCAGGCGATTTGGAATAGCGTCTTAGTTAGCGGAGAGACGCAACAAACCACTGCGCTAAACCCTAGTGCCCAATATCGCAGGGCCGGCCAATACACAACCGCTCAAAGTGACAGTACATACCAGTTTGAATCTACTGTTTATGTACCTACATCTCCTGAGCAAGGAGCGTTTGGTGTCTGGCATGTAGTTGGACAACCCGAAGCCACAAGAAGGGCTTTTTGGAATGGCACCGAAGTTCCCTTAAACACTGACACGATCCTGGATGGTGGTGAGATAGGGCGCTATGTAGTGGGAGTGTTAGGCGGCTATTTCGCTAGTATCAACTGCGATGTCTATTACATAAGCAGAGAGGTAAAGGTTCCAGGGCAGCAGACTAGATATTTTTACAGTATTGAGCGAGGTTACTACTCAGCAACTCTTCCGTCGCTGGATGTTTATTACATAGGTAAATATGAATTTGATTCAGAGAATGTGCCTTTCGTTTATCCTCCCGCTGGCTATGTAGTTGATTCAACAAGGGGATTGACTGTCAATGCCTCGAGCTTTGCGCAGGGCCAGTGGCAGTGGCTAGTTGTTAATGGCGGGAGTGGTTTCGCACAGGGGGAAATTGTGCAGATGTCTTTCCCCGATGGAACGAAGGTTCCCCTGACTTTGAATGTGGATACAAGCGAGCCAGAGGAAGTGGAGCTGTTCCAATTAAATACTCACGATGCTTTAAATGATTGGCATAAGTACGACGAAGAAGAGTCAAGCCATGACAGAGGACCAGAGCACGCTGTTGTTTATGTAAACGAACAACTACGAAATGAGACACCCCCTCAGTATGACGGACTTGCGTTGGTGGGTTTACGAATGCGAGCAGGAAGGGACTGGACGAGCCTGGGTCAGTTAACTGCTTACTGCCGCAAAGGAATGAATGTAGACAGGTTGATTGATGACAACGGGAACCCTGTCACTGGCCTCCAAGGCCCCACCAATCTGCTGCCGGAGATTGCTTATAACCTGTTAACGAGTAAGGAGTATGGAGCGGGGGCTCGTCTGTCTGCTGATTCCGTGGATAGAGAAGCAATGACAGAGGCAGCACGGTTTTGTTTAGCCAATGGATTTCATTGGGATGGAATGATTGGTAATCGAATTGGTTTGCGGGAGTGGATATTTGAGCAAGCGGCTTATTGCATGTTGAATTTCACGATTATCGGTGGTCGATTCGCGTTGACGCCAGCCGTAACTTTCAACTCTTCTACTGGAGTGGTAGACCCTTCAGTTCCTGTGACTATCAGTGCATTATTTACTGACGGAAACATGAGGGATATGTTGGTAACGATGCTCCCCCCGGAAGAGCGACAGATGTTTACCGCTCAGATGACATATAGGGAGGAGGTAGAGAACGGCTTCAGCATTAATAAGACTTTTACTGTTCGTCTATCTGATTCTTCCGGCGGATCGGCTCTTGATCCTGTGGAAGGTTTCGATCTAGTCACTTTTTGCACTAACAGGCACCAGGCCGAGACGTTCGCGCAATATGCGCTGCTATTGAGGAAGAACGTAGATCACACGATTGAGTTCCAGACCACACCAGCATCAGCAGCAGCACTCTTCCCTGGCAGCTACATCAAGGTGGTAAGCGAGGCTTCACACACTGACCGCTTTAGTAACGGTTCCATAGACAGTGCTGGCTACGTAACGGGAACAACTGCGCCGCAGGATGGAACGTTTTCTTTCTACTACTGGCGGCCTGGGGAGACCGAAATCAGGGAGGGAACGACACCCCTAACTAATGGCCAGGTTTTAGATGAGCAGTATTGGGGTGTCGTGTTTGCAGTTATCACCCAATCCACGACTGCGCGGGTTTATCAGGTGGAAGCGCTGTCCATTGGAGATGACGGCTTCGTACAGGTAACGGGCACACACCAACCCTTGACAGCTAGTGGCTGCTTGGAGGTTGTCCAGTTCACTTATGATTCCTTTGAGGTAGAAGGCTAATGAATCCAATCCCTTTTCCCCCGTTGGTGCCTACGTCTAGGCAGTACACGCCGGGTGTGTATGCAGAGGAACGGTTCACGGCGCAGAACGGAGCAGTAACCCGGTTGAGGTATGGGAGCAGACGTTTCAATAGCACTTTGGAACTAGCGTTCTCCAACATCAGTGACGACAACGCTGCGCTAATAGTCCAGCATTATGTGGACGTGATGAGCGGAGACAATAACGCCACGTTTACGTCAGCTACCGATGGAACGTCTGTCAATCTCGCTGTATGGCTAAAGGAAGCAACGGGTGGTCTGTACTGGAAATACACAGAGCCCCCAGCCGTAGACAGTGTTCAACCGGGTCGCTCTACAGTTAGGTGCAGATTTGTTGGCGAGTTAGAGGGGAACTGATGACGTACTACAGCGGTATTGACGGGAGCGTTGATTTTCAAGGCTTGCCAGTGGCGAAGGTAAGAGATTGGCAGCTCAGCATGAATACTGACGCTGTGGAGGTAACAACTCTGGCGGCGATGGATAGAGAGTTCACGACAGGGCTGAGAAGTGCATCAGGTTCATGCACGGTTTTGTACTACAACGACGCCCCGGTTCCATTGCTGGATCAGGTCTTACAGCAGGGAGCGCAAACCTCTTCTGTCGGGAGGCTGAAGCTTAAGTACGGCCCCAAGTATTTTGAATTTGAGGCTGTTTTCACTGGTGCGGGAACAGGTGTAGTGGTGGGCGATGTGATGCAAGTCGCTGTCCAGTTCCAGAAGAGCGGGCCGTTTATCGAAACTGTTCTATGACCGTATTTTTAGGGGATTCAGGATTCGTCGAGCTAATGCGTGCTGGCGTAGTAGACAACGAGACCTATTCGTTGGTGCCGGGAGACGTAAACGTCCTGAAAGATCGATTTAGTTTTGACTACCCCACGGGGATGTTGATAACGGGTGATTTGGTGCAGTTCAAAGCCACGGATGGAGGGCTGCTTGATTTCGTTACTGCTGCAGGCTGGATCGACAACACCATCCATGGAGACGGTGCGTGGTATGTGAATGTCGATGATGTTGGAGGGATCCGGCTATATCACGAGTTTGCGCACGCGGTAAATGGAGAAGAGGCTGGGCTCATTACGTTGCAACAGCCTGGGCGAACTATCCCTTTAGGGGTTGCTGTGGATCAGGACAGCGGGCGTTGCTTAGCTCAATGCACTGACTATGAGTTCAGCAATACTCGCGAAGCGGCTGACGTAACAGCTCTCACCGATGAGTTCCGGAACCAGTACAGCGGAATCATTAGCGGCAGTGGATCGCTTAACTGCTTGTTCAGCTACCGGCAGGAGATGTGTGATGGTACAAACCAGCCAACGGAGAAGGCTGCCTACCTTCACCAGCTTGTACTGAGGCAAACTCTTGGAGCTAAATTTCGCGCCAAGCTTTTTGTAATCCATCCCCAGGTGGGCACAGGCGAGGCCGCGAATGATCAGGTCTGGTTTGAGTTTGACGCCTTGGTCACGAACTCAGCCATAAGACTCGAATCAACTAGCCTTATTCGTAGCCGAATCCAGTTTGTAACCACTGGCCCGATCAAGATGAAGATCGCTACGTCGGGAGGGTTCTATCTGATACAGGAGAACTATGGCTTCCTTTTATTGAATCAAGACGTTACTTCTAGACTGGTGAGAGATACCGTTTAGTTCGCTGGCATGGCAGATCTAAAGATTTCCCAATTACCGCCCATGACGGCGGGTGGGCTGGCGAGTGAAGACGTTCTCGCCATCACCGATGTCAGCGCGAGTGAGACCAAAAAGATCACCGCAAAAGCTCTGGTTGAGGAGGGTGTCGATCTGATAGACGACGCCAGTATCCCAGCGACAAAAATTGGAGCGGGCGCTGGTTTCCTCGGTAACACAACCGCACCGGCTGAGTTTTTAGCTGGACCTTCTGCCTCGGCAGGGGCAATTGCTGCTCGCGTAATAGTTGGCGAGGATTTGCCTCTTGCTACGTCTAGCGATGTGGGTGCCGTTAAGCCTGCACTAGGGCTGAGTGTTACTGCGGGGGTAGTGTCTGTCGATCCCGCAACCACTTCTTTATTGGGTGGTGTCTACATTCCAGCGGGTTCAGATTTAAGCGTCAGTGTCGATGGGGGTTTAACTCATACAAATTCGATTGTTGCTCAGACGACGAACGGAGTAACAGTCAATACAACTGGGCACGTCACAGCACTGGGAAGCATTCAGTCGTATGAGCTGCCGCTGGCCACGACCACCACAGTTGGTGTTGTCTCTGTTGGCTCGGGCTTAAGCGTTACTGCAGCGGGACAGCTTAACCACACTGATGTAGGGGGTTCTGGAACGA